CAGATAACTGTACCAGCAACAGGGATAAGCTTAAAAGGTTATAACTTTGAAGTGTCAAAACTATTCTCAACAGAGGATAACTATACTATGTTTATTTCTGAAACTCCTGTTATAGGTAGTGGAAATTTCATAGGTCAAGATTATGACGTGTCTACAAGCGGTTCTAACTCTAAAGTATATGAATTATACGATGCAACAGGTTTTAACGCTTTTGAATTTTCTAGGATTAATTACACTAACTGTACTTCTTTAGGTGATATTTATGACTACAGACAAGGGTTAGAAAATGGTACTGGTCGTTTTGGTGGTTCACCATCTTTAACTCTTCATGGTAATTGGCTAGGTGGTTTTAGAATATCAACATCTATCACTAGAAGTATGAGTGATACAACAACGGAGCCATTATTTAAAGCAGGAACTAATTTTGTAATGAACAGTAGATTTTTAACAGATATGAATGTAGACTTAGGGACGTTACAACCGTTTTTTGACTTCGCACCTGTTAATTTCCCTAACCCTTCTTCTTTAGAATTAGTTGACTGTTTAATAACTAGAGATGGTATAGTGAACCCACAGGACACTAACATATCTCCAAATATATCAGCTTCTGATTTATCTAGTAGTTGGGTTGGTAATAATGGTGTTACAAATACTTTTGTTGGTGGAGAATGTGTAATAACAACGGAGGTAACTACAGTTATTTCAACTCAAAACGTACCCGTTCCTATTTTAGGTACTCAGGGTACAATTGATTTGCAACATTTTGACTCCCCTGTAAACGGTCAATTAAGGTTTTTAGGTACAAAACCCGTTGAATATACAGTTTCTTGGGATTTTGTTCTTGATGGTCAGCAAAATGCAGAATACAGAATTGATTTATGCCGAGTTCGTCAAGGTGTTAAATCAATTGTACATTCTCAAATTAGAGTCATAAATAACTTACAAGGAGGTAGAGATGTTGCTTATTATACAGGTTCACATCACGAAATACTATTCCAAACAGACTATACGTTTTGGGAGGTTGCAAACTTAACAGGTAGTCAAAATTGTACATTAGAACTCGATTCTAGTTGGATAATTGATGCAAGATAGATAACCATTAACCTTATTTAGAATCATTCTAAATAAAATTAGTATATTAGTATTATGGCTAAGTACGATAATATTATAAATGAATTTGAAGTAGTAGCGGAGGCATTTACCTCCGTTAACTATTTTGTATATAATAGGGTTTCTAGCGTAAATGGTAGGCTCAAGGATAAAGATTATCCTATGATTTTAGTTAATTCAACACCTAATTATGTCAGAGGCGATAGTAATAATGGTTTTTTACCAAGAGGAAAACGTTTTACGTTTAATATCTTTTGTTATGGAGCTTATCCAAAAAAAGAGAGAGAAGTAAAAGACTTACAAACTAAGCAAGGTGAAATAGATAACATCTTAGACCAATACATAGCTGAGTTAATTAATAGGAATATTGAAGGGTTAAACGGTTTTAGTATCGTTGATAATACAAGTTTAAGCGGTTTCTTAGCTCATGACGTTCATAATGATGACTTAGTACAGTCTACTTACACAATGACTGTTGATCTTGATTCTGATTGTATAGAGGGAACTTTTAACTACTAATGGTAGATTACAACAAAATAAATAAGTTAATCATTAAAGAGCTTCAAAGAGAGCTTATAGGTCAAGGTCATGAGGCTAGTGGTAACTTAGTTAATTCATTTGAGCAAAGAGTTATTTCTACTCCTAATTCTGTTGTATTAGATATACTAATGGATGACTACGGTACTTATGTAAATGACGGCAGAAAGTCAGGAGGTAAGAAAGTACCTATTAGTGTATTGGTTGAGTGGATTGAAAGAAAGGCTATTGTAAATGGTAACAAAGAAGTTAAAAGCTTGGCGTTTGCGATTCAACAAACGATTCACAAAGAAGGAAGTCCAACTGCGGGTAGTTTCAAGTTTAGTAATAACGGTAGGCGTAAAGGTTTTATTGATTTTGTCATTGATAATGAGTTAGATGATATTTTAGATGAGTTAGGCAATGAAGTTTTTAAAGGTTTTGACACATCAGTAGCAGATATAATAAAAGATTTTAATAGTAAGCAATAATGGCAATAACAATAAGTTTAGCAAACCAACCAGAGTTATCAGAGCTTCATTTAGCTTATAGACCTTTAGTTTATAAGTTTTCAAGTGATGATGGTGATATAGTTAGTTGTGTAGTTGAGATTTTAGCAGATGATGTTAGAGTGTCGGCTAGAAGTGTTCAACCAGATATAAACACTGCTAATGAGTTTACTATAGATATAAGCTCTGAAGCTGTTAAACATGTTGAATCTACTTTATCTACATTAGGTGGTAATGGTATTATAACCGATGCCGATGCTGTAAATAACTTTAGAATTAAGATATATGAAGTAACTCAGCCTGCTAGTGTTCTAGTTACTGATTACGACCCATCAAACGCTAACAACATTAATTATGATGCTATAACTACTCAAATAGTTGTCTCTAATTGGACTGAAACACATTTAGACTATAATAGTTATGTATTAACAGACTTCTTATTTAATGATTCTTTAACAGATTCAAAGTTTTTAAGTGAATCAACTTTAGTTAAGGATATAGAATTAGACCAGAATGAGTTTTTAGGTTTTTGTTATTATACTCCAGTATCTACTAAAGATTTTGAAATTGAGGTGTTAACTTATGATTCGTCAGGAGCTTTATTAAATACAGACTTAATAAAATTAACAACTTGGGTTACATCTTGGACTAATTTAATAGATATTGAAGATCAAGTATATTACTATGCAGGCGTTGGTACTCAAAACTTAATTAATGAGGGTGTTAGTTTAACTAATGTTTCATATTATACTGTTCAATTAGTTAATTCAGTCAATAATATTAGTGAATTAAGAAGATATAATATAGTTACTAGTTGTCAAGATGATGTTAGACTGCATTGGTTTAATAAGTATGGTAAACAGGATAGTATGACTTTTAAAGGTAATTCATCAGAAAGTGTTTCAATGTCAACTACTTCCTATGAAAAAGCGTTACCTAACACTTATTCTAGTGAAAATAGAGGTACAGCAACAATACAAAATATAATATCTAATGAGTTTACTGTTTATAGTAAGTCAATAGGTAGAGATTCTTACCAATTCGCAACATCTATATTAAATAATAATATGGCTTATGTAGAGATTGATGGTAGTTATTTTCCTATACAGATTATAGATACTGCTGTAGTTAAAGCGGATAGAGATAATATGCCTATCCAATTTTCATTAACTTATAGATTTGCTAACAGAGATAAAGGTTTAAGAGGTTGAGACAAGTAATAATTAGAATATTAGATACAGATAATTCAGTATTAGGAGACTTAGATTTAAAAGATTTTAGTGATTTTCCTTTAGTAATAACTAAGGGTATTGTAAACTTAGATAACTTAAAAGCTAGAACAGGTACATATACTAAAACTTTTAAAGTACCTAACACTAAGAACAATTCTAACCTGCTAAATAGTATTGATGATATAAACAGTAGGAAAGATTATAAAGACGCTTTAAATAGGAAGCCTTGTGTTATTATAGTTGATGGTGCTGAGATAGAAAAAGGATTTGTACAAACTTCTAGAGTTTACAATGGGTTTAAATTAGATTCATTTGAGTTAGTTTTTTTTGGTAATAATGTTGATTGGGTAAAAAGTGCCTCAGAGCTTAATTTAAAGGATATTAGTTTTAATTTTAATACTCAAACCTATAATCAATCTGGTATAGATACGGCTAATGCTGCTGACTCTGACACTTATGACCATGCTTATCCTTACATTTCAAGAAGTGGAGACTATTCTTATAAGCCTGTTTACTACCTTAGAAGTATTATAGAGAGGGGGTTAAATCAATTAGGTTGGAATATTAGTAGTGATTTTCTAACTAATGATGCTGAAATTAAGAAATTAGTTTGTGATTTTGATTTAAAGTTTATTGTATCTGATGCTGATATACAAGCTACCACGTCAAGAGCTCAGATAACAAGTGGAGCTATATCAGTTCCTATATTTCAAAACTATAGAGCTATATTTAATGATGATGTTAACTCACCTAATGAAGACACTAATAACAACTACGACCCTGTTACAGGGATATATACAGTACCACAAAATGGCTCTTATACTATAATATCTAATATAATAGGTAATAGAGGTGGTACAATAGCTGTAGATTATAATATAGAGATAGTTTTAAATGGTAGTTCAACAACTACTACTGGAACTGGTACTATTTTAAAGCAACAAGTAGTAAACATACCAAACAATGACCCTGGACAGTCTAGTACTATATTTATAGAGTCTCAGTCTTTAAGTGCTGGAGATGAAATAAGTATATATGTAGGCTCTGACACTACTTCTATAGATATAGATGATGTTTCTTTTGTTAATATTTACAGAAAATCAGAAATAGAAGAGGGTGATACGTTTAATTTAAATGAGTTAATACCTAGAGATTTTAAACTAATGGACGTTGTGAACGACTTTACGAGGTTGTTTAATGTTTATTATTGGACTGATATTAAGACTAAAAAGGTTTATTTTGAGCCTAGAGATTCCTTTTTCTTAGATAACAACTACAATTGGACTGATAAACTAGATTTAAGTAATAAGTACGAGATAGATTATGTTTCATCCTATAAAAGGAATGTAACTTTTAAGTATAGAGAATTAAATAATGATGATTGGTTAAAGGGTTGGCAAGATGCTAACAAAAGAACTTACGGTAAGTATAATTATGTTCTACCTGACAGATTTGCAGAAGGAACAGATACTATAGAGCTTAGTACTTTTTGTGCTGGATATACTATAGTTAATGATTCTGATAACGCTTTAGATAACGGCACTTTTGATGCTGAAACTTCACCTATTAGTATTAGGTTATGGAGTGATTATGTAACATCTAAACCAGTTGAAGAGATAGAAGATTATAGACCTAAGATATATCAATTTAATGTAGGTACTCAAACTTCTTTAAACGGTGTGACTAAGCAAGTAAGAAACTTGGATGGTAATATAATAACATCTATACCTTATGGTATTTTTGAGAGTTATGACAATGTTACTAGCGGAATTAATTTAAGTTTTACTGGTGAAACCGATGGTCTTTTTTATACTTATTACTCTAAGATGTTTAAGAACATTGAAGAAGGAGGTAGGTTAATTGCTTACTTTGATTTAGATAATGTAGATATTGAAAATTTAGACTTTAGAAATACAGTTTACATAGATTACCCTTCAGAAATAAGAGGTAGATACTTAATAGAAAGTGTAATAGATTACAACCCTTTAAATAATAATTTAACTAAAGTTAGTTTATTTAAGTTTGAGAATTTAGGTAGTGTTGCAGTTGACGGAACTCAGCAAGGTAATAACAGCGCACAAGAAGACAACGGTAGTCAAACACCAACACCTCAACCTATTTATGTAGAGGACGGTGTAAGCTTAATAGAAGTATATTACGAAGACCCAGTAACAGGATTATTAGAACCAGTTTATAGATAAGATATGGCAGATAAGGTAGTAGCTATAAAGATTGATGTACAAGGTACGTCTGAGCAAAATAAGAAGTTATCTCAGTTAGAGAAAAACATTAAAGAGTTAACTATTGAGAGAAATAGACTTAATAAAGCTCAAAAGGCTGGAACTATTAGTTTAGACCAGTATAGTAAAAGTATAGCGAAAGTTAATACAAGGCTAAAAGGTGCTAGAACTGAACTAAACAAGACTAGAAATAGTGTATTAGGTTTAGAAGGGTTTACTGATAAACTAGGTAAGAGCTTTGGTAGGCTAGGAACATCTATAAGTGGTGCTTTTGTAGGTTTGTTTGCGGTTCAAGAGTTGTTTTCTTTAATAAAAAGTGGTATTAAAACACTTGAAGAGTTTGAGTTACAAATGGCTAAAGTAGCAGCAATTACTAAAGCTACTAGTGTAGAAATAGACTTATTAACAGATTCAGCTAAAGAACTTGGGAGAGTTTCACAATTCACAGCTACAGAGGTTGGACAATTACAGGAAGAGTTTGCTAAGTTAGGTTTTACAACTCCTGAGATATTAGCAGCAAGTGAGGCTACATTACAATTAGCAACTGCAACAGGTTCAGACTTAGCGCAATCGGCTGAGGTTGCTGCATCTACTCTTAACGGTTTTGGTTTAAAAGCTACAGAGACTCAAAAGATAGTAGATTTAATGGCTGAGAGTTTCACATCTAC